TAAGGAAAAGCGCCTTTTCTCGCGACATCCCCTTGTCGATCAGGGGCTGGGCGCGCGTCTCGATGTCGTCCACCAGCCTGTAGGCCATTGCCTTCGCCTGTGCGTCTGTGATGGTGCGTGCCATTTCTCTCTCTCCTTACTTTACCATCGACACGACAGCGATGGCTGCGCGTTTGGTGGTGAAATATCCCGGCCAGTATTCGCCTGTTGCCTTGTTGTGGACGAGCCAGACGCCCGGTCCGTTGATGCCTTCAACCCAATACTCATTGCCATTGGGGCTCAGGCTGTAGATGCCGGCTGCGATGCGCTTGGTCTTCATGGCGGCTGCTCCTTACGCTTGCTGGCTGCGGACGTGACGCAGGCGCTCGCCCGGCGTCATGACGGACACGTCACCTGCGGCAACGCGCTCGCGGCGATGAAGCTCATCCCAGATGGGCAGGCACGACGGGCGCGTGCGCAGCATCTGGCGAAGCTCGTCTGTGGTGTAGCCCGGGTAGGCTGCGGTGGCGAATGCTGAGTCCATGTGCTTGCTCCTTTGCGTCTTGATGACTTACATATAGGGCGTGCTGCCCTATCATGCAACAACAATCGCAACCATTATGGTAGGGCATTATGTCCTAATTGGTATCGATTGCGTTTGACCATTAGGGCGCGCCGCCCTAAAGATGGTGTCACCAACAAGGAGCAAACGACATGACCATCGTTAACAACTTTGCAGATGACATCTTCGTCATTTCGCGCCGCAAGCCTGCGCCCAAGGCGCGGCAGTATCGCGCCACATGGCCGTGCGGCAGCACATGGGAGTTTGATCGCCACGATCTCGAAATACCTGACTTCCATAACGGTGAGCAAAACGGCGTGACCTTCTGCCACAGCACGATCCGCGAAGCCAAAGCCAACCTGTTGGCGCACGGCTGCAAAGTGGAGGCGATCTGACATGAGCATGACCGACATGGGAGTAAGCCTCGAGGCCAAATGCACCGCCACCCACAAGTGGTTCACCATTGCGCGCTTCACCGGCATCGTGCCGGCGACTGACGCCGCCCGCGCACTCAGCAAGCTTTACGGTCACGCGCATCGCGTCACCGACAATCGCTGGCCCGACGAAGGCGAAGTGATCTATGTGTTCGAAGATGGAAGGATGGTGGACTGACCGCGCACGGGCTGCGGGGCTCGCGCCTCGCGCCCGCTGGGCCTCGCGCCGCCGGCGCGCGCGCCCGTCAGCCGACAGGCTGACACAACAAACTAACGTCTGCCTGAAAGGCAGTCTGCTATTCTGTAGGTTAGGACTTTTCTATCTACAAATAAGACACCCCCTATCCCCCTTTTTGAGTTGGTTTGGTACCATATGGGGGTTACATTGTGACGACCCCCAACAAACCACCAACAAACGCGCCCCCACACAAAACGCACTTGCATTAGGGCAGCATTACCTGTAATGCGCATAGGGCAACAAGTTTGCTCCTTGCTGCGCTTTTGGCGGCCCGCCTCCCCCCTCTGGCGGGTCGCCTTTTATTCCCTGAGCGAAGCGGCCTGTAGGGAAAGGGGGGTACCCCCATCGCGAAATAAAAGAGGGGGGGTACCTACAAAAAACAGCTATCTTGCCCGCGAAGTGCAATCGTATTACATCTGGCCCATTATTTGATTGGGTATTGTGATGACGATTAAGCGGCCTACCACGAAATTGCTGAGGAAGAACGCGCAGCTTAACAAGCGCAAGGCGGTTGTGCCGGCGCCTGCGGACGGCATTCCGATTGGTGACGGCCCGGAGAAGCTGGATACTGGCCGCCAAGTTATTACGCTGCCGACGAAGGATGCGAAGGCGGATGATGGCCCTGAGTATACGGTGTCGCCTTTGCGTGATTTGCTTCCGGATCGGGGCCGGACGATCAGGAAGAATGAGCATTACCCGACGGCGAAGACCCGGCAGGGTGTGATGTATGGTCAGGGCTTAGGGCTGTCTCAGCAGGCGATTGCCAACATTATGGGCATCAGCATTGATACGCTGCGTGCGCATTATGAGGAGGAATTGTCGGCGTCGCGTGATGTGATGGTGAATGACATTCAGACCAACCTTTATAACATTGCGCGAGATCCCAAGCACAAGGGGACGGTTCAGGCTGGTATTTATTTGCTGAGCAAGCTTGGCGGCGACATGTACCGCGAGAAGAAGACGGTTGAATTGAGCGGCCCTGATGGCCGGCCTTTGGAGATTGATCAGAAGACGAAGACGATTGATCCGTCATTGCTGAGTCCTGAGCAGCGCGATGCGTTGCGTGAGATTGTGTCGAGCGCGATGAAGCTGGCGCAGCAGCCGGGGCCTGCGCAGATCGAGGGTGATTATAGGGAAGTGAAGGAATAGATATGGCGGACAAGCGGTTAAGCGAATTTTTGCGTCGCGCTCAACAAATTAGAGAGGCGGAGCTTCTTGCGGAAGATCAGGCCCTTCGCGAGCGGTGCATTCTGATGGCGATTGACGCGCATAAGAAGATGAACCTTGGCGAAGAGACGGTCCGCGAGACGGCGCACAATATTTTTAGCTTCATCAAAGAAGGCTTAGTTAATGACGAACTTTGATGAATGGGTTCCGATGACGTTTGACCCTGAGGTGGTGGTGAACGTGCGGCCTATCATTGAGCATTTGACTGGCCGTCGGACGATTATTTTGTCTGCTGACCAGTGGGAAGACATGAAGGAGCAGATCGCGGATTTGCTTGAGCAACTCTTGGAGATGCGTTCCAAGTGATGGACTTTGACTTCACGCAGCTTGATTTGCAGCGTCAGCTTGAGGCGTTGGATCGCGTTGAGTGTGAAGAGAGCCTGTATTTGTTTCTGACGAATGCGTGGCGGTATATTGATGCGAGCCCTTGGCGTGATGGCTGGCCGATTGAGGCGGTGGCTGAGCATTTGCAGGCTGTGTGTGATGGCGACATCAAGCGTCTGATTATTAATATTCCGCCAAGGCATGGTAAGTCGACGATCACGTCTGTGGCCTTTCCGGCGTGGGTATGGGCGCAGCAGCACCGGAGCCCTACGTCTGGGCCGGGCGTGCAGTTCCTGATGGCGTCCTATGCCAATCAGCTTGTGCTGCGTGATAGCGTTAAGTGCCGGCGTTTGATTGAGAGCCCTTGGTATCAGGGCCTGTGGGGTGATCGGTTCACGCTGAACTCTGACCAGAACACGAAGTCGCGTTTCTCGAATGATCAGGGCGGTGAGCGTCTGATTACGTCGGTGGGGGCCGCTGTGACGGGGGAGGGCGGTTCGATTATTGTCTGCGACGACCCTAACTCGGCGTCTGAGGCGTTTTCGGAAGCGACGATTGAGGCCACCAAGGAGTGGTGGGATGGGACCATGTCGACCCGTTTGAATGACATGAAGACGGGTGCGTATATCATTATTCAGCAGCGGCTGGCTGAAGATGATCTGACTGGCCATATTTTGGAGAAAGAGGCCGACGACTGGACGCATTTGTGCCTGCCGATGCGGTATGAGCCTGATCGTGCGTTCATGACCAACATTGGGTGGGAAGATCCAAGGTCAGTTGAGGGTGAATTGCTGTGGCCTGATCGGTTTGGCGATGAGGAAGTTAAGAAGCTGGAGACTGCACTTGGGCCATTTATGGCGGCTGGGCAGTTGCAGCAGCGGCCTGAGCCTGCGGGCGGTGGGATTATCAAGCGCGAGTGGTGGCAATTGTGGGAGGAGCGGTCGTTTCCGCCCATGGATTACATCGTGGCCAGTCTCGATACGGCCTATACGCTCAAGCAGACGAACGATTATTCCGCTTTGACCGTGTGGGGCGTCTTTACGACGGACTCCAAGGCGGTTGCGAACCGTATTTTGGACGCTGACGGGCGCCCGATGTACTTTGATCGTGGGTATGCAGAGACTGCGCCTAAATTGATGATGATGCACGCTTGGCAGGAGCGGTTGGAATTCCATGATTTGGTGGAGAAGGTGGCCAAGACCTGCAAGGCGCTGAAGGTTGATAAGCTTTTGGTTGAAAATAAGGCTGCTGGGATCTCGGTGTCGCAGGAATTGCGGCGACTTTATGGCTATGCAGGCTTTGCCGTGCAGCTTTCAGACCCCAAGAGCATGGATAAGGTGGCGCGTTTGTACTCTGTTCAGCATTTGTTCGCTGAAAAGATGGTATATGCGCCTGATAAAGTGTGGGCTGAGCAGGTAATCACGCAAGTTGGGCAGTTCCCGAAGGGTAAGCATGACGACTTGGTGGACACTGTGAGTATGTCTATTCGTCATTTGCGTGATATTGGGCTTCTGACGCGGTCTGCGGAGCGTGTTGAGGAGATTGAGCGGATGAAGGTGTATCCGGGTAGGCAGGATGTGCCACTTTATCCGGCATAAGGGAGGGATAAATGAGCCGTATTTTAGCGTCTTGCACGGTTGATGACTTAGGTCAGAAGCAATTTGAGGTGCGTGTTTGGGGCGAAGCGCCTTTTGATCATGAGCGGACCTATACATTAGGCGCGAAGGATGATAATTCTGCGGCGCAAGAAGGACTTCGGCTTTTTGTCGAGGAAATGGAATGTCTGCGTGATGCAGAAGTGAAGGACGACTGATGGCTACTCAACCCGGTCTTGCCCCTATGAACATTCGTCAGCCCGGCCCTGACGAGATGACTTCTGGTCTTGAGCCTATTCAGATTGATTTTGAAGAGCCTGAGACCCGGGAAGAGCGGGATGAAGACGGTAATTTGCTGTCTATTGAGCATGCCGACGGCTCAATTACGATTTCCTTAGACGATAATCCGCTTGAGCGCGCTGAGGGGCCCGGTGAGGGCGATTGGTTCGACAATTTGGTCGACAAGATCGATGATGACGAGCTTAACCGCATCTCTGCTGACCTTATGCGCGGCATTGATGACGATCTTCTGTCGCGCAAGGACTGGATTGAGGCCCGCGCGCAGGGAATTAAGCTTCTTGGCCTGAAAATTGAGTTGCCCTCTCTTCAGGGTGCGACTGACGGGGCGCCTGTTGAGGGCATGTCGCGTGTACGCCACCCGTTGCTGCTGGAGGCTGTGCTGCGTTTTCAGGCTAATTGCCGGTCTGAACTGCTGCCGACTGACGGTCCTGTTAAGATCCGCAACGACGATAACACGGCAACGCTTGAGGAAGACCAGATCGCGACCGCTTTGCAGCGCGATTTGAACCATTATCTGACTTCGACGGCGACGGAATATTATCCCGACACGGACCGCATGCTGCTGATGCTGGGCTTTGGCGGAACGGCATTTAAAAAGGTCTATTATTGCCCGCTGCGCAACCGTCCAGTGTCTGAAAGCGTCGATGCTGACGACCTGATTGTGAATAACGACGCGACGGACTTGGCTAATGCTAAGCGGATCACGCATCGCTTGATGATGCGGCCTTCTGTTGTGAAGCGCATGCAGATCTTGGGCGTTTATCGTGACGTTGATTTGGGCACGGCGTTGGCGCGCCGGCTTGATCCGTTGCAGCGCGAAGAGAAAGACCAGCAGGGCATTTCGGCTGAAAGCACGAACCCGCTGGATCGTGACCGCGAGATCTACGAATGCTATTGCGAGCTTGATGTTAAGGGCTTTGAGCATAAGCATAAGGGCCGTGTGACGGGCCTTGAGATCCCGTATCGCGTGACGATTGACGTGTCGTCGAAGCAAATCCTGTCGATTGTGCGCAATTACGACGAAGAAGTTGCTGATTTGCCCGTCGCGAAGAAGGTTTTTGTCAAATATACCTATGTCCCGGGCTTTGGGTTCTACGACATTGGGCTGCTGCACATTTTGGGCAACACGACCAATGCCATTACGGCTGCGTGGCGTGAATTGCTGGATGCTGGGATGTACTCCAACTTCCCGGGCTTCTTGATGGCGGATACTGGTGCGCGCCAGAACACCAATATCTTCCGCGTTCCTCCCGGCGGGGGTGCGCTGGTAAAGACTGGCGGCATGCCGATTAGCCAAGCAATCATGCCGTTGCCTTACCAGCCGCCTTCACAGGCTCTTATGGCGCTTGTCGACAACATTGCGAACACCGGCATGCGCGTTGGCGGCACATCTGAGTTGCAGGTTGGTGAGGGGCGCCCTGATGCGCCTGTGGGCACGACGCTTGCGATGATTGAACAGGCAACCAAGATCGAGAATTCGGTCCACAAGCGCCTTCATGCAGCGCAGGCGGAAGAATTTAAGATGCTTTGCGATTGTTTCCGCCAGCATCCGGAGAGCTTCTGGCAGCGCAATGCCAAGCCTGCCATGCCTTGGGACCAGCAGACCTTCTTGCAGGCGCTTGAGGACTTTGATTTGGTGCCTCAGGCAGACCCAAATACCGCGTCGCACACGCAGCGCGTGATGAAGATCATGGCGCTGAAGCAATTGCAGCAGGCGAATCCGTCGATGTACGACCCGATTGCGATTGATACGGCTGCATTGCAGGCGATTGGCTGGTCCAACCCATCGCAATTCATGGCGCCGCCGTCCGCACAACAGAAACCGCCGCCTGAGATGATCCAAGCCATCGCCAAGGTTCAGAATGAGACCAAGACGGCAGATGCGCGGATGCTTGAAGCGCAGGCGCGTATGCAAGAGACGCAGGCGAAGATCCAACAGGGTGCATTTGCGCCTAAGCAGCCGGCGCAGGGTGGTGGTGTTGACCCGCAGGTGGGCCAAGCTGCCATGATGAAGGCGCAGGCGGACCTGCTGAACGCCCAGACCAAGTCTGGTGAGGTTGGATTGCGTCACCAAGAGCGCATGGCGGAAGACGAGAACCGCGATTTGGACCGTCAGAGCCGTGAACGGGTTGCAATGCTCAATCTTGCGCGGGATATTGTGATGCACCCAGAAGCTGAGAAGGAAATTGAGCCTCTGGTTGGGCCTTCTGAGCGCGAATTCGAGGAGTAAGGGCTATGGGCGGGTCGTCATCAATTAATACTATGCCCATGGCGACGGGTAAGCTGTCGTCCAGCGCCCAGTCCTCGACCCCGCCTATTGGTTCCAACCCTGCCGGTCAGACATATATGGACCAGCAGCGGTCTCAGGGCCAGT